CCTTAATCGCAACAACTATCATTCTTGCCGTTTCTTCCGTCGCGCCGCCAACCGCGCGCACGTCGGCAAGGTCATGGGCGCGGCGAAAGAGGCGATCATGCGCTGTGGCGCGACGGAAGAAACGGCAAGAATGATAGTTGTTGCGATTAAGGCCGGCGAAATCCCGAGTGTTGCCATCACCTTCTAGCTGGCGCATTACGGGGGTGAGAGAGCTTCTTGGCGGTCGCTCTATCTCACCCCCTAACGGCATTGGAGGTGCCGCTGTGATTGACCCTACAGCACAAGCGCGATTTTGGAACAAGGTGGATAAATCTGCCGGGCACGGACCAGACGGCCAATGTTGGGTTTGGCTGGCTGCTATAAACCCAGATGGGTACGGCAGATTTTATCTATTGGGCCGAATGCGCCAGTCTCACCGAGCGGCATGGCTTTTATGTACAGGTGAGGCGCCTGGCCATTCTAAGGTTCTGCATTCATGCGACAACCCAGCCTGCGTCAATCCAGGCCACCTAAGGCTGGGTTCTCAAGCTGAGAACGTCGCAGACATGGTATCAAAGGGACGCGGGTGGATGCGTGATTATACGCATGAAGGTGTCATGCCCGGCAGCAAATTGAGCGTCAAACAAGCCCTTGAAATAATTGCGCAAAAGGGACTGGGGATTAAATCCCAGCGCCAACTTGCTCAAGAATATGGGGTTACACAGCAAACAATTAGCAAAATTATGAATGGCGAACGGTGGAAGCCGTTGCACAAAAAGACGGAGCGCAATTCATGACCAACCCATTCGACGACACCGCCACGGTCGCAGACAGCGAGTTTTTCGACGACTTCAACCTGTCCGGCGAGAAGCGCGAGCGGCCCATCCCCCCAGGCTTCAAGGTCTGGGGCGGCGGGCTGATCACGGAGCCGGGCGCGTACATCGGCGTGCCAATGGAGATGTATCACGGCAAGGAGTGCTGCGCCGGCCCGTCGACCAGTTCGACCGGCCTGAAAAAGCTGTCTGGCGACAAGGGGCCGCGCATCAAGGGCCGGACGCCCCGCCACTTCTGGAACGAGTCATCGCTGAACCCGAACCGGAAGAAGATCGACACGGTTGCTCTGCGCATGGGCCGCGCCTTCCATGACGCCCTATTGCAGCCTGACCTTATGCCCGATCTGTATCACTTCACCCCCAAGGGCTTTTCTCGTGCGTCCACCGTCAAGCAAGCGATGGCGATCGCCGAGGCGGATGCTGCGATCAAGGCTGGCCTGTGCATCATGGGCCATGAGGAGATGCAGCGCATCAATGCCATGGTCGACGCCGCCCGCGCTGACCCGCTGTTCGCCGCTCTGCTCGGCAAGGGCGAGCCGGAAGTGACGATAGCATGGCAGGACAAGGAAACGGGCGTATGGGTGCGCGCCCGGCCCGACTTCATGCTCGCCAACCGCCGCTTTGCCCTCAACGTCAAGAAGGCGGCTGACGCCAGCTATGACGGCTTCTCCCGTGCGATCGGCAAGTTCGGTTACGCGCAGTCGGCGGCGCTGGAAATGGACGGCTACGCGGCTGTGTTCGGCGATGCCCCCTCCGCCTTTCTGCATCCGGTGATCGAGGAGCCGGCGAAGGGGCAATGGGAGGAGGGCGACTATATCGCGACGGCGGTGTGGGAACTGCCGGCCGAGGATATCGAGCGCGGCCGCTGGCTCAACCGCATGGCGCTCCGCACGTTCGCGGATTGCCTCGCCGCCGACAAGTGGGACGGCTACACGCCTGATCCTGAACCGTGCGGCCTGCCTGGATACCTGCGCAAGCTGATCGACGAGGGCGGGCAGGCAGAAGCCGCAAACGACGCACCTACTGGCAACAAATGGATGGAGAATTGATCATGGCGACGAACCCCGAAACCAAGGCTGTCGTGAAGGCCCCCGTCACCAGCGGCAACCAGTTGGCGGCCTTCGTGCCGCAGAGCCTCGACGAAGCGTGGCGGCTCGCTGGCGCGCTGGCGGCGTCCGGCATGTGCCCGAAGGCATACGGCACCGATCAGAACAAGGTCATGGTCGGCATCCTCGCCGGTGCCGAACTCGGCCTGACCCCGTTCGCCGCGCTGCAGTCTATTGCGGTCATCGGCAACAATCCTGCAGTCTGGGGCGACGGAATGCTCGGTCTGGTCGAGGCATCGGGCAAGCTGCAGGACATTGAGGAGACGGATGACGGCAGCACGGCAACCTGCAGGGTTGTGCGGGTCGGCCGGCCCACGCCGATCGTTCGCACCTTCTCCGTGGACGACGCGAAGAAAGCAGGGCTGGCGGGCAAGTCCGGCCCGTGGTCGCAGTATCCAGCGCGGATGCGGCAGATGCGCGCGCGGGCCTTCGCGCTCCGCGATGCCTTCTCCGACGTGCTGCGCGGCATGAAGTCGGCCGAGGAGGTGCGCGACTATGCGCCGATGGACGGCGGGCAACTCAAGTCGCAGCCGGCGAAGATCAGTGCGGCGACGCTGATCGAGCAGGCGGCCGAGCCGGTGGAAAATGACCTGCAGGACGGACGAGCCGAAGCCGACCACGGCGACCAGCACGACGACACGCTCGATGACCACCCGATGCGCGGCAAGGCCGACGACATGATCCTGCGGCTCCAGCGCGCCGAGGTGTTCGGCGACATCATCACGATCGAGGCGGAGTTCGCCGGCCACAAGGCGGCCACGCCTGACGAGATTGTGGCGGAGGTCGAGCGGGCTATCGATACGGCGAAGCGCCGGGTGCGGGGGGAAGCATGACCGACCAGTCCCCAGCGGCGCTATTCCAGCGCCGCGACCGGCTGGCGGCGGAGTTGCGTGAGGTGGACGCCCACCTCGACGCGGCCCGCCGCGCGTGGAGCGAGCAGCAGGGCTATCTAATGCCCGTGCGATCTGAGGTGTTTAGGCAGGAGGTGGAGCATGGTCGGGTATCTGTGGCGCAAGCTGGCGCTCTGGCGGATGCATCGCCGGATCAACGCGGCGGAGGCGGTTCACGGGCCGGCAGTCGACCGCATCCTCGACGCCCGTGATCGGCTGGAAGTGATGGCGGAGGAGCGGCGCAACAGCCCGGCGATCCGCCAGTATCGGAAGCGGCGCGCGGCGGCGATTAAGAACCGGCCGCCGCGCCCGCCACGGGTCAGCCGGCGCGCTTGACGATCTGCCGGAGGGCTTCGGCCTCCAATGCCTCCCCCAGCGCCTCCTTCGCGGACGCTGGGGTTATTTTTTCTTTCGCCGCTGCCTTGCCGAGCGCGGGCAGGACGATGCGCTTTAGGGCGAACCGGGCGACGATGCCGATGGGCAGTTTCATGCGTCTGTTCCTTTCTGTGCTTGACGCTCGACGATACCGGCATTCTTGTCGGCTAGCTCACCGCCGCCCTTTGTCGCACCATAGGCCCATGACAGCGGACCGTTGATGAAACCGGTGACGATAATCGCGGTGGCGATGGTCTTGAAGAACTCGTCGGCGCGGAGTTCGGGAAAGGCCGCCAGCATCCATAAGACCATGACGGTCAGGGTGAAGCCGCCGAGGCCGATCCAGCCGCGAGAGTCGGGCCAACGAAAACCAGTCATACCGCACCTCCATAACGAGCGGCCTCGGCGGCCCGGCGTCGGGTCAGCCCCGGCATCACCTTGCCGTCGTTCTTGTTCCAAGCGGCGAACTGCGCCTTGGCAGCGGCATAGTCCCCGGCGAGGTGACGGCGCAACAGAGTGCTGTCTCCCAAGCCCTCGGCCTTGCCGTTGTTGTTCATATCGAGGCCGACGTTATAGGCGAACGACACCAGCGCGTCGAACTGACCTTGGGTGGCAGGCTGGCCCCGCAGCAGCACGTTCACGCCCACCTCGACATCGCGAAGATCGCGGGCGAACAGCCGGTCGGCCTTCTCGCGCGTCCACACAGCGCCTAGCGGGATCGGCCCACCATTCTCGTCGCGTGTCGTGCCCCAGCCGTTCGTGACCGGCTTGCCGTCTTTGCTGCCGGGGTCGGGGTACGATTTCAGCTTGAGGCTTTCGAAGCTGTGGATCAGGTCGATGCCGGCTTGGCTGGTCGTCATGCCGGCGCGGCTGGCGGCGGCGACCGTGACGCCGAGTGCGCGGTTGATCAGGTCCACATCGGCTTGCGTCAGGGCCTCTCCCTTCACCTGCCGGATTGCGTCGAAAAGGGCTTTTGGGTCGGTCATTCTGCTGCTCCTGTGTCATGCTCGCCAACGCCGGGCATCATCGACAGCTTGCGAATACCGTCGCCGACGCCAAAGTCGCCCGTGACGGCGGTCGCCATCAAGGCCTGCGCCTGTTTCAACACCTTGTTCTCCGGGTCGCGTGCAATAAGCTCACCGACGACAAGCTGATATGCCGATACCGCCGACATCAGGCG